ATGCAAGAACTGAGAAAACTTCGTCCCCACGAAGCGCCCATAGCCTTGAGATCTTTCATTTCTTTTTCTCCTTTGGCTTTACCTTTTGGATTGGCTCGACCACTGGATATTCTCCATCATAAGCAGCTAAACGAGCGCGAGCGAAACCAACAATCTCCTTGCCAATATAGCGTTGCTTAAGCATTACCATTCCGCCGTTCCGTTGATCTCCATCGCCGGAGGTATTGCCTTCAATGCATAGAACGCTTGATGCACCTACCTTGACCACAATTCCGATGTGACTGATGCGATCAATGCCATCATGTGGAAAGTCCATGAAGCATAAATCGCCAAGCTGCGGCTTATCGTCAATCCAGCGTCCTAGCTCTTTCATCTTATGTGCGCCAGCAGCCGTTGAAACCATTGAAGGAATCTTGACTTTTGCCTGGTCAAAGACCCAGTTGCAGAAAGATCCGCACCAGGGCAATCCATCGGCCTTTGTGAACTTGCCATACTTTGTCAGATTTTCGCCAGTCTCGACTGTGCCGACTTCAGCTAGTGCGACTTCAATGATCCGTGCCGCAGTCCCTTCTGGATATTGGCTCACTTGCCTAGTTTCATTCCTTCAGGAATTGGCTTTGAATAATTCCATTTGGCAATGTATTGAACACCATCACCATCATCTTTCAGCGCAATTGATCCAAAATCTGGCTGAAAATCCATAAAAGTCAATTCTGGATATGCCTCTGTTATTTGTGTGAATAAGTCCATTTTTATGCTCCTAAGTAAGTCATTCCAAGAAATGTATATTGCAATCCATTTTGATTTGTTAAAGCAGTACCTGAATCTTGATAGCCACCGAGTTCAACATAATCGGCAACCGCTAGAGGCAATACCGTTGAAAATGATGGTGTCGCAATATAAGAACTGCCAGTATTTAAGGACACATTTTTTTGATAACCGCCCGAAGCATTGATAAGGATTTCGGCTTGTCTTTGTCCTGTTGCGTTTCCAGGATAAGCAAGCTGCCCATAAATTAAATAGTATCCTGCTTTTCCTGCTGGCACTGTTAGACGAGATGTATTTGATGAAGTGCTATGAAATGCATCAGTGTCATAAGTTTCAGAATTGAATGTGATAACTGTTGAAGTCGCATTGGACATACTTTGACCCGCTGATTGATAGACCAAAACACCAGAAAATGAAGCGCCAGCGGCAGCCCATTTTAGTCCTGTTGCAGCCGTTGAATCAGCAGTTAATACTTGGCCATTGGTGCCAACGCCTAATCGCGCATCAACAGTTGTAAAAGTGAATAGATCGCCTTTAGTTGTTAATGGTGTTACATCAGCCGTTGTTGTCCAGGCTGGAACACCGCCTGAGACTGCTAAAACCTGCCCTGTTGTGCCAATCGGCAAACGTGTGTTTGTGTTTGCAGTTGCTGATGAATAAACAAGATCACCAAGTGTCGTGCCAGGTTGTAACGCCTTGAGTCGTGTATCAACGCCCTGAAGTGCGACATCGAAGTCTGCTGGAAGATCTGTAACTAAATCAGTGGCCGTCGGTAGAACAAAGCCATAATTCGTCGTTGGATTTGCCATAAGTATTTCCTTTCGTTATGAGACTATTGTGGCATATTGCCACTCTAAAGTCGGCGACACAGTGTTCCACGCTTCATTTATTGGCACGTCATTCCAACGCATGGCTTGCAGTGAATAGGCCAATGGCGACATGAGAAGAGTGATGTCTAGCTGATTGTAAGAAGCGCGGAAAGTCCAGCCTTCGACAAATCCTTGAAAGACGCCAGAAGACATATTCTGCGGTAGGTCATTAAGTGCGATTGGCTGACCCATAAAGACATTGATAAGAGCATTACGATCGGCATTGTCTAGCTCTGGATTAGTTAAGGCGAAAGTAATGGAGTCAAAGATAGGTTGCGGATAGGCTCGAAGTGCCAAATAGAACGCGGCCTGATCTTCTGCATCGGCTTGATGTTTGATGGTCGTTGTAATGATTTGGGCAAGGTCGCCATAAATTGCTATTGATGCTGGATCTGTATCGCTGACTTCGCTGCCTGAACTTATGCCATAGCTGATTGTAATGTCATTTCTGACATCGCCTGCCCTTGTCTTGATTGTGATGCCTTGCCCTAGCGCGTGATTGGCAGTGAGATCCGTATAGCCGTTAGCTGCAAGGTAATTCGTCCGGTGTGTTGAATCTGCATAGGAGATAAGGCCAGAAGCATCTTCGTAAAGATAACCAAGTCCGGAAGTGGCAAGCGCAGCTACTAAATCATAGATAACGACGCGATTTGAAGAACGCTGCGCCAGCTCATAATTGCCTGGAGTGTCAATTTCGCCTATGCCATTATTGCCAGCAGTCGCCCATGTCGTTGTCGGATCATAGGTATTCCACTGCAAAGCGGCTGGAACCTGTTGCCATTGAGCCAGTAATACTTGATTGAGAATGGTCTGAATCTGATTGCCATCAAAGTCCTGCGTTAAGACTCCATCTGTAAGAGCCTTCTGAAGCCTTGCAAGGGCTCCTAAAGCCGTGATGGTGACTTCTTGAGTGTATGCGCTAGAGCCCACCTGAGACACGCTTACAGAGATGTCCACGATTGAGCCGCCAAAGATTGGCACATAGACGGCTGATGTGTCTTGCACTTCAATCGAGATGGTGTCGTTGATTTCGTAAGGTAATGCAGCTTGATTAAAGATAATGAGATTGACCTAGCAATAACCGGCTTGAGCCTGTTCGTAGATATTCGTGCGCCCTGATGTAATCGTCAGATTGGCCAACACCGAATCGGTAACATCAACGCCGGCAATTTGAACGCGCCAGACTGGTGCCCACTGCGTCATTAGATTGCCTGAAGTGCGGACGCTCCGCCAGTGCCACGATAGAAGGAATCGTTAAGAGCCTTAATAATTGTGCGAGCAGTGCCTTCGGCATCGATTGCGCCATTGACTGTAAGATTGATTCGGGCAGCGTTCTGAGAATCTGTAAATCCGCCTCCGCCCATAGCAGCTAAACGAGCTGCATTTTGTGAATCGGTAAAGCCTCCACCTGCTGCGGCGGCTGCAACCTTGATTGCTCCTGCTGCTGCTGAGGCGATTCCGCTGCCTCCTCCACCGCTTCCTCCGCCTGCTCCGGCTGAAGGAATGACCACTACTGGCACTGATGATCCACCGCCAGAGATTGCACCTGGTGTTCCTGATTTAGCAAAGGATTGCGTTATTCCAGCCTTTGCTGCTAATTCTGCACCTAGTTCAGATCCTGACATGCCCCACTTGCTTGGATCAGTAATTGCACCTAATAAACCTAAAGTCACTGACGCAAACTTTACGACCTTGTCCAATGCTGCGATGATTGTATTGAGCCAGCCAATCATCTTTCCTAAGCCTGAGCTTTGACCTGTATTTGATTCACTATTGAATACGGTGAACATTTTACCTAATGACACTGTAAGACTTTTTACTGTTTCTCCGAAACCGAATGCAGCCGTTTCAGTTGTTGTCATTCCGTCTTTGAGTTTTCCTTTACCACTAAATCCTAAGGCGAAAGCATTAAATGCTGGTAAAACATTGTCGTTAATATAATCAATCAATGACGTAACCATTGGCAATAAACCTGTGCCAATAGTTTCTTTCGCTTCATCAAAACTAACTTTTAAGATTGCAATTTTGCCTTGATAAGTTTCTGCATTCGCAGCAGCAGCTCCACCAAATAAATCTGTCAATTTTTGCTGGACATCTGTGAATGTCATTGTTTTGAGCTCTGCTGCGGATAATCCAATTCCTAGTTTGCCTAGAGCTGCCGTGTTGCCGTCGTAGGCTTTTCCGATTGCATTAGCAACAGTTTCTAGTGGCTTTCCAGTTGCAGTAGCCACATCAAGGGCAACAGTAAGAAGATCCTGAGCTTTGCTGATGTCTCCAGTTGAAATTGCTAACCGCTGCAAAGCTGGACGAAGTTTGTCATCTGCCACACCAGTAGCCAAAGACATCTTGAGAATAGATGCTTCAGTTGCTGCAATTTGTGCATTCGTTGCACCAGTGGCATTTTCTAAAGCATTGGCCAATTTATTTTGTGACGCTTCATCTTCAATCGCCGCCTTGACGCCATCGACTCCGATTTTGATTGCATAAGCAGCAGCAGCAGCGCCAGCAGCCGCGAAAGCCAGTCCTGCCTTCTTGCTAAATTCGCCCATCTTTGAA